GTGTCGGGGGCGAACTGGTCGCGGTGCATGGACCGCATCTGCTCGGTGATGTTCGAGATGGCCGCCTTGGTGAGGTCGGCCATCTCGCTGGCAGATTCGTCGGCCGCGCACTTGGGACAGGCGGCCATGTTCATGGCGGCCGTCTCGGCGGACTTGGCGGACAGGATGGAGGCGTCCCGGTTCGACGGGATGGGGACGATGGCGGCGTTGAGCAGCTCGGCCGAGCGGATGTGGACCCGCTCGTCGTCGGCTGAGACCTCACGGTTGGCGTTCATGAACGCCACCGACATCTTGCGGATGTGCCCCTCTGCCACCAGCGTGCGGACTTCCTGGGCGCGGGGCAGCGTGGAGAAGGTGCCCCGGAACTTGAGCAGGTCCCCGTCGTAGAACGGGGTCCCGGAGCCGACCGTGGTGGCGGTGCTCATGCCGTGGTCGACGTCGATGGTGATGTGGTCGGGGAGCGGCTCGAACGCCTTGGCGTCGATGATTTCCCCGTCACGGTCCAGGGTCGGCGCCGACAGGATGGCCTCGAACTGGCCGGCCGGGTCGTCGGGGTCGAGCGCCTTGAGCGTGACGTTGACGGCGCCGTACTTGGTCTCGGGGGTCATGGGTTCTCCTGCTGAAGTGCGTGGAGCCGGGCCTCGATGCCGAGCTGGTGGCGGCGGACGACGGGGTCGTCGTCGACGTCGGCGGGCTCGAGCTCGGCCGGTTCCATCTCGGGCGGCGGGGTCGGGTCGGGCGGGGCGACGGTCTCGCCGGCCTTGTCGATGGGGACGACGGCGGCGTTGATGAACAGTTGGTCGGAGCCTTCGATGAAGGGCCGGTTCTCCAGCTCGCGGCCCTCGGCCGGCGTGAGGAGCCCGGCGTTGATGGCTTGGACCATGGCCGGCGTGCGGACCTCGAAGCTGCCCCGGAGCACCTCGTCCATGAGGAACTCGGCGTAGACCTGCTCACCGAAGTCGGGGTCGCGGTCGGCGCCGAAGCGGCCGTCGCGCAGCTCCATCTCCAGGGTCGACTCGAGCAGCCGCAGCTTGGGGGCCATGGTGTCGCGGTACATCGAGCGCATCTGCTCGGTGATGTTCGAGAACGTCGCCTTCGTGAGGTCGTGGACCACCGGGGGCGGCACGTCGAACGCGGCGCACACCTCCTCGCGGTTCAGCTTGCGGGTCTCGATGTACTGCAGCTCTTCGGCGTTGAGCGACAACACCTGGGCTTCCATGCCCTCTTCGAGCAGGGCCGTCTTGGCGAAGTTGTGGGCGCCCCGGTGCACGTCCTCCCAGTTGGCCTTGAGCCGTTCCTGGGCGGGTGCGGTGATGGTCGACGGGTGGCGCAGCACCACCGACGGGCGGGCCCCGTTGCGCCACAGCGCCGAGTTGGCGGCCCGTGCGCCCTCCTCGTTCTCGAGGGTGGAGCGCAGCGGCTCGAGCGGCGACATGCCCCGGTAGAGGGTGTCGGGGTTGTACGTCTTGAAGTGGACGATGTCGCGGCGGGCGACGATGGTGTCGACGTCGCCGATGCGGTAGTGCCAGCGGCCTTCTTCGTGGTGCATCCACGTCGGGTGGACCGGCACCAGCTCGGTGGGGGGTGCCCCTTGCGACGGCCGGTTCTTGAGCCAGAACGCCTCCCCGTAGATGTTCAGCGTCGACACGGTCCACAGCCAGAACGAGTACGGGTCGAGGATGGACGACGGGTGGCGCAGGAGCTCGGCGTAGGCGCCGTCGGAGTCGTTGCGGCCACCGTCGGCGGCCCGCTCGTAGACCTTGAGCGGGAGCCTGGCGGTGGAGATGGCAATCTTGTTGACCAGCACCGACACCCAGAGCTGGGAGCGGTAGATGCCGGAGTAGCTGCCCCACCGGTTGGCGAGCGTGATGCCCGGCTGGGGGATGCCGTTCCAGGACAGGGGCGTGAAGTTCGAGTACGTAGGGTTCTTGACGAGTACGCCGCGACTGCGGAACACGGCGCCTCCTAGGGCTTCTGGATGTAGGCGACGTCGTCCCATCGGACGATGAGCTCACCGTCGACGGGGACAGTCGCCTGAACCTGCAGCTCGGTGGCGTCACGAAGGACGATGAGTCGCCGGTCGGTCTCGAATAGGACGCCGGCGAACGACTGCCCGGCCTTGAGCGTGACGATGATGTCGGCCCGCATCCGACCCCGGAGCGACCGGTTCGACCACCACCAGACGGCGACCTGGGCGGCGTAGAGCAGCAGGAAGCAGACGGCGATGAGGACGACGGTCACGAGAAGTCGACGATGCAGGAGCAGTTGGCCCGCTGGTCGACCGTCAGCGACGGGTCACCGGGCCACTCGGCTCCGTTCGAGAACGTCTCCCCCATGCCCACCGTCTCCCCGTTGATGCTGGCGTGCTCGGTGCGGGGCCGGCCTGACGTGACCACCCACCGCTTCTCCGTCACGTCGGATTCCTTGGCGGCGTAGTCCCGGCCCAGGTTGGCTTCGGTGGTGACCTTCGACTCGGCCATGGCCAGTGCCCGGGAGCCGATGGCGACCTCGAACACGTGCTCGGCGGCGGCCTTCGGGTCGTCCGTCTTGGCCGCCTCGCGGAGCCGCTCACGGGTGTGAGCGTTGGCCGCCTCGGCGGTGATGCGGGCGTAGGGGTCGAGGAACGGCTTGAGCTGGGCGACGTCGACCTTGACGCCGTAGCGGTCGGCTATCTCCTTGGCGAAGGCGGCGATGGTCGGCACCGCCAGGCCGAGCACCACGATGCGCAGCTCCCGGTCCCAGCGGGCCGTGTCGAACTTGCCGGCCGGGAGGACGACGCCACGCTGGTGTGCGAAGAAGGTGGCCAGGCCCTTGCGGTGCCGGGCCACGTGGGCCTCGCCTCCGGGTATCACAGGACCACCACGTCGCGGTCCTCGTAGACCGAGCGGGCGGCGACCTCATGCACGGTCGCCCGGGCCAGGGCCATCACCGCGGCGATGGCGCCGTCGACCTTCTCCGTCGAGCGTTGCTTGTCTATCTTCACGTTCCCGGAGGCGTCCTGTCTGGTAACGACGTTGTCGACCATCCACCGCATGACCGGGTTGCCGCCGTGGCGGTAGCGGGCCTGCATGATGAGCCGCTCCCACTCCTTCGTCGGGGCGCTCATGGAGGCGTAGCCCTGGCCGAACGGCACCACCGTCATGCCCGCCTCGACCAGGTCCTGGGACAGTTGCGCCATCCCCCAGCGGTCATAGGCGAGCTCCTGCACGTCGAACGTGCGGGCGTCGCGGTCTATCTGGTCGAGGATGGAGCGGTAGTCGATGACGTTGCCCTCGGTCACCGACAAGAAACCCTCACGGACCCACACGCTGGCCTGCCCGGCGGTGCGCCGGTCGAGCTCGGCGAGCCTGTCCTCGGGCACCCAGAACCGCCAGATGGCGTCATGGTCACCGTCACCGGACGGGAAGTCCCAGCACAGGGCGGCGATGTCGGTGGAGGAGGCGAGGTCGAGCCCGCCGTAGCAGTCCCGGCCGGCGAGGTTCGCCTCGGTGACGAGGCCAGCCGAGGCGTCCCACAGGTCGAGGTCGACCCATCGGGTAACCGCCTGGGTCCACTCGTTGAGGTACAGGCGGCGGAAGGTGTTCTGTCGGGCCGGTTGTTGCTTGGCCTGGTGGGCTTCGTTGCGCAGGAACTCGAGCGAGACCGACACGTTGAGGTTCGGTTGGGCCTTCGCCCAGACCGTCTCGTCGGTCCAGTCCTCCCCCTCGCCGACGCCCCACCAGCGGAAGAAGAACGACGGGTCGGTGAACAGCCCCGACTCGAGGTCCTTGCCGTACTTGTAGAGCTCGTAGCAGATGGATTCGCGGTCGAAACCGGCGGTGGTGATGGCGATGGTGAGCGGCTGACGGCGGGCGCCCTGGCCGGTGGTGAGCACGTCCCAGAGCTCGCGGTTGGGCTGGGCGTGCAGCTCGTCGAAGATGACCCCGCTCGGTGAGCTGCCGTGCTTGGAGTACGCCTCGGCCGAGACCACCTAGCAGGACGACTCGGACTTCGGGACGACGATGGAGTTGCGGTACACCTTCGC